AGAAGTGCAATCAATGCCTCAAAGAGCAAGGTATGTGGGAGATGAATCTACAACGGAAGGTCAGGCGTTAGCGCAAGCAATAGGGGAAAGCGAAGCAATGTTGTCGCTACAAGATGAGATGTCTCAAGTAGACCCAGACATCCCAGATGATGTTACTGCGGCGGGGGATGTAAGCGAGCGTTTTATGATCCCTGTATCTAACAGCCGTAATGCTTTGCGCGTTTACACGCTCACCCCAGAGATGGAGGCATCACCCAAAGTCCTTCAGCCTAGTGACATTTACTTTGCCAGATTGCAGAACGAAAGAGCCGAGGTAACTAATCACGGCACTGAGAATCTGCGCGGTGTGTTCAAGAACGCTAGGCAAAAGGCAGTCGATTACATAAACGGTATGCCGTTCTTCAACACCCTCAAGGCGTTGCCACAGAAGAGAGAGTTTTACCTAGAGCGAGCCAAGTATCTTGGCGTAGTACAAGCATCATCTGAGATAGGCACTGTGTTGCGTGACGAGATAGGCAATCAGTTCTTATTCAGGAAGGGTGACAAGAACAGGGGCGCTACAGAGACCCTTAGAACCGCGATCTTTAATTACATGACCACAGGTGACGTATCACAAGAACAAGCGTTACTGGAGCAGCTAGAAGCCTTAGACCCTAGGGCTGCTAAAGCCTCCGCAAAAGCCAAGGATATGATCGAAAGCCTAGGCTTGCAGATGGTGCAGAATGGTTTGATGGCACCCAAGACATTCTATGAAAATCGTAGGTCTTATCTGCCTCGAATATACCTCAAGCATTTGTTGCAAGACCCGAACCCAGAACGCTTTGGCTATCTCAAGAGAAGGAACGAAGAGCTTACACCAGAAGACCAAGAGGCTCTGGGTGTCATCAACGAGCTAGACCCCGCATTCCTTGTCTCTCAAGCCATACAAAGACCAATCAGAGATCTACAGTTTATAGAGTTTATGAACTCGATAGCAGGCAACAACGCTTGGACGGTAGAAGATGACGTTCTGATGGTGCAGTACACAGACGTTAATGGTAATGAACAAGAGCAAAGCGGCCTGTATTTACTGGATCAAGTAGCTACGCTGCGCCAGATAGCTGATGCGGTGGAAGCAGCCGATCCAAACAAGGCACTAACCTTGCGGCGGCAGGCTGAAGAGCTAGACCAAACGGTGATTAAGACGTTCACCGAGCGCAACATCATGGAGTATTACAACGAGCCGAACCGAGATGTAACCGGGGATACTCAGGGCTATGGTGCTGCGTTTAAACGAGTTCCAAGAGGTAAGCAGTACGGCATGTTGTCTGGCAGGCTTGTCAGATCAGAGATATACGACAATGTAATCTCATCTGGATTCATGTTGAATCTTGGCGATCAGTCATACGTCAACATAGGTAGTAAAGGCAGGAAGCTGACCGCTATCTGGAAGACCATTAAGGTGCCTCTCAACCCGCCAACGATTGCGCGTAACACGTTCAGTAACGCGATCCTTATCCATCTATCGGGTGTCCCATTCTACCGTGTGTTGCCGCGCATGATTGAAGCCACCCGCGAGATAGTTGCTTACAACAACGGCGACTTCGCTAACGCCAAGCACTATCAAGAGATGCTGGCGCGTGGTGTGAAGCAGTCATCGTTTACAGATCAAGAGCTTGTCGCCATGCAAGATGACATGCTCGACTTCTTAAAGTCTGTAGATGCAAAAGACTTAGGGTTGTTCGGCTGGTTGAAGCTCAACACATGGCAGCGGTTGGCACAGAAGGCCAGTAATATCTATCAAGGCATTGAGGTGGTGGGTAAGACAGCCATTGCCATTGATGTCATGGATCGTCAAGGCGGCAGTGCAGACGATGCCTTTTTGAGAGCGCAGGAATACTTGTTCGACTATGGTGATGTGCCGGATGTTGTCAGAGGATTACGGCAAAGCCCACTGGGTATTCCGTTCCTGACGTTTCAATACAAGGTGCTGCCGGTACTAGCAAAGACTGCACTGCGTAACCCTATGCGATTCGCCCCTTATGTGGCGCTCTCGTATGCGCTACCAGCACTGTTTATGAATGCTTTCGACATAGACGATGATGAGTATGAGCAGATCAAGGCATCCATGCCCGATTACATCAGAGGCAATCCGGGTCTGATACCCTTACCAGCTAGAGATGCTGAAGGCAGGCTACAGTTCCTAGATACATCGTATCTATATCCTTGGGGATCGTTTACCAATCTTATCAATGGAGCCTTTGTTAGTGGTAAGAAAGCCGTTGGTGCAGGATCGCCGCTAGAACAAGGGCTACAGCTAAAAGATATTTCAACGACGTTGGGAATGTTCGGTGGCCCCGGTTGGTCGCTGTATGACATAAGCCAAAACAGAGACTCGTTTACAGATAGGCCCATCGTTAATCCGACTGATCCACTGTATATCAAGGAAGCTATCGAAAGACCTTTTTATAACAGAGGTAAGATAACCGATGCGATGTTCTGGGCAGCGAATCAATACTTGTTGCCGGGGTTCTTGAACACAGAATACGGCGCGGTTTCTAAAATCAACACCGCTTTAAAAGGTGACAGCAAACCAAATGGAGTCGCACCAGATACTCTTAATCAATCTATGTTCCGACTGCTTGGTTTAAACGCGATCACTCTTGACCCCGACCAGATACGTCTTTCGTTGCAGTATTTGGATAGGGAAGAAAGTCAAATCAAGACGGGTATCAACCGCCTGAAAAGAGATAAGACGTTATCCAGACCAGAAAAGAACAGGAGGATAAAACTAAGAATACGAGATGAAAGAAAAGCTAGGGAGGGAAATAAATAATGAGTTTAGTCGGACAACTAATTGGGCCAGTCGCAGGTTTGCTGGATAAGTTCATAGAGGACAAAGATCAAAAGAATGCTTTGGCCCATGAGATTGCCACCATGTCGGAGCGTCACGCCCAAGAAGCTCTCAAGGGACAGCTTGAGATCAACAAGATGGAGGCTGCACACAAGAGCTTGTTCGTTGCTGGGTGGCGACCTGCTATTGGTTGGATCTGTGCGCTGGGTCTGCTCTACAACACTATCATCGCTAATATAATCAGCATCTGGGTAGATGTGCCGGAGGTAGATACAACGCTCCTAGTGCCCGTTATGATGGGAATGTTGGGTTTGGGTGCTATGCGTTCATACGAGAAGGTCAAATCCGTAGCACGGGAGAAGTGATGAGTAAGCTAGTCGAAATGATTAAGCGCCATGAGGGTGTTAAGTCAAAGGTTTACCTGTGCAGTGCTGGCTATGAAACCATAGGTGTTGGCAGAAACGTCTCAGAGTCGGGACTAGGTTTATCTGACGATGAGATTGATTATCTTCTGGCTAATGATATTACTAGAGTCAAAGAAGAACTATCAGATGCTTACTTTTGGTTTAACTCGATGAACGATCCACGCAAAGATGCCATGATTGACATATGTTTTAATCTTGGTCTGACCAGATTGCGTGGCTTTGTGAAGGCTTTGGAGGCCATGTCGCGTGAGCAATTTGATATTGCCGCAGACGAGTTTATGGATAGTAAGTGGGCGAAGCAGGTTGGTATGAGGGCGATTCGCGTCACCGAAATGATTCGCAGCGGAGAATATGATGTTTAAACGATACGCAAAGGGCGGAAAGGTTAAGAAGAAAAAGAGTAAGTCCCGCGTCAACGAAGCGGGAAACTACACCAAGCCGGAGATGCGTAAGCGCCAGTTCAATCGTATCAAGGCTGGAGGCAAAGGCGGTAAGCCGGGGCAGTGGTCGGCGCGTAAAGCCCAGATGTTAGCGAAGGCTTACAAGGATGCAGGCGGCGGGTATAAATAATGGCTGATCCCAAGAAGGGTACAGGCAAGAAGCCCAAGGGTTCAGGGCGTAGATTATATACGGATGAAAACCCTAAAGATACTGTTAGTATTAAGTTTGCGACAGAGAAGGACGCAAGAGACACGGTAAGAAAGGTTAAGAATATAAAGAAACCTTTTGCCAGAAAGATACAAATACTGACTGTGCTGGAGCAGAGAGCCAAGGTCGCTGGGAAAAAGAAGCAGGCTGAAATAGCGCGTAAAGGTAAGGAAGCTGTACGCAGGGCTAATGCTAAGAAATAACAGGGAAAGGTATGCCGCTCAAGAAGTCACAAAAGTCATTGAAGAAATGGACAAAGCAGGATTGGGGCACCAAGTCAGGCAAGAAATCAACGCAAGGTAAGAAGGCAACAGGTGAAAGGTATCTCCCGAAGGCGGCTAGAGACGCTCTATCAGACAAGGAGTACGCTGCCACTTCCAGAAAGAAAAGAGCAGACACAAAGAAAGGAAAGCAGTTCTCCAAACAGCCCAAGAAGATAGCTAAGAAAACAGCGAGACATCGCAAATGAGTTTGACAGATGCGGAAAAGAACAGGCTGAAGAAGGTTGGATTAACTGGTTTAAACAAGCCCAAGAGAACTCCAAGTCACCCCACAAAGAAAGGGGTAGTAGCTGTCAGAGATGGCAGTAAGATGAAAATCATCCGTTTTGGCGACCAGAAGATGGGCCACAACTACTCGGATGAGGCGCGTAAGAGTTTCAAGGCCCGTCATGGGAAGAACATAAAGAAGGGCAAA